TATTGTTGCATATTTTTTAGCCAATTCATATAAATCGTATTTTCTACATCCAGCAAAGAATGAATCCAAAATACTATCAATTCTTGTTTTGTTGGTTTCATTGGCCATAACTTTATTAACAATAATGTTTAACACAGATGGGTGGTCGACAACAATATCCCAAGTTAAACTACCGGTTCTACTTGTATTTTTATAAGTATAAATTGGTTCAGGTCTTCCAATAAAATCATTTGATTGCCAACTTGCTTGGACTGACTCACTAAATACTAAATTATATGGTGGAAACCACATAACTCTACCTCCATTAGGCCCTCGTTCACATACCGCTAAGTCAGAAACCGCAAGACCTGGACTGTTTGATGTTGCCCACGCCAAGTTCTCTAATGAAAACATATATTTTTTAGCATAAGCGTTATTTAGTGAACCAATAATATTTGTTGAGTCTTTACCCCCTTCTTGTTTGTTAGGTGCAATGTTAAGATTATATGTCTTATCTAACACAGAATAAGAAAATCGTCTTCCTTCAGTTGTAATACCGTCTGTTTTTTGAAGGTCATTATACTGAAGGTATGGAGTATCTTTTGTAAATACTCTACAATATTCAGTTCCAACTTCTTGTCCAATTGCTCCAACATATGATAAAACTCTTGAACCTTTAGTCATTTCTTTATATCCATCATTGAATACTTTACTAACTTGGTCAATCGCATTACCAGCATGTTGTAATCTTTTACCACCTTGTGGTTGGCTATCAATAATTCTTTGTGTCTTATCAAGTATAGAACCTTCTTTAAAAGTCCTTTCAGTTGATTGGGTTGAATTATAAGATGATGGTTTAAAATCAGAATCTTGATTTGTTACTTCTCCACCAACACCAACATGTTTACCCGCATTATCTTTATATTTTGGTGACACCCAAGTAAATCCACCTTCAATACCTCCTCCATTACTATATGTTGGTCCGTTAGCACCTAAACGAATTTCGTTACTTGGACCTTCATACAATTGAGCTAACTCAGATGGGCCATAAACAGGGTCTTGTTGTTCATTACCAAATGCATCATTTGGTAGTGCCCCTGATGGTGAAAATACTCTTGATGGGTCTGAAGATGTACTTCCAACATAAAAATTTGAAGTGTTTGTACTAGTTCCAACGAGTGCACCACCTAAAGTATCTAATAAACTCTTATCATAATTTGGTTTAAACTTATTAAAATTAAGGTTTTTCCATAAAATAGATTTTTGACCTGCACCTGTATTGTTGTAAAATATTTGAGTTCCTGTTTTATTTGCACCTAATAAGTTACTAACAAAATTACCTACCGCAGCAATTGGATTTGCTAACAAAGATTGTGCTATTGTTGTTGGTTGCGGTGGATTTATACTAGTGTCAAAATAAGAACCCGGTATTATTGAAAATGGTGCGGTAACTCCACCAAGACTAACGGCAAAATTTGCAGCAACGGCTAATGGATTTGACGATACTGTAATTGTATAGTTTGGTTCTATTAAGGGTATTTGACCACTTAAGATATTAACAAGGTTACTACCACTATTAATATTTAATATGTTAGCATGTCCAAGAGTTTGTCTTAATAGTTCTCGACCAATACGGTCTTCAAATTCTTTTTTTAAAGTTTTTGCCCCTAATCTAGCAATAAATGAGTCATCACTCAATAAACCATTACTACCTATTGGGTCATTATCTAATAAAATTGAGAGTGGTCGATAGGACGAAGGAACAAATTTAAAATAAGGTTGTCCATTTGATTGTTTTTGGTCAGGTAAAAAAGTGTTTAAAGTTGTTATTGCCTCTCCAGCGTCAAAATTATTATTACTTGAGTACCCATTTAACGGTCTCCATATTTGAGTTGCGGCAAATCCGGAATCAACAATATGAGCATCTTGTTGTCCTGGCCCATATTCTCCTTGATTTGAAAGGGTATTTAAATTTCCACTAACATCGGGAGCTTGGTGATATCCTCCTTCAGCCCCCCACTTGTTAAGTGGATAACTTGAATTGGCAAAATATGGGGTATCAATTAAATAATCGGGACTATCAACAACAGAATAATTTGATTGAATAACCTCAAAATTAATAGGTGGGGTGGCAGGACTAGGTGATTTAGCATATGGAGCTAAATTTCTAGGAATTAATTTTTGTCTAAATCCTTCACTATTTACAAAATCTAACGGGCTACCCATCAATATCTTTATTATATAAATAGGTTAGTTTGTATTTTTTAATTGTTAATTAAATGTTTTCTCGTTAGTATGATAAAACTCCAGACCCTTTATTTTCCGAAGAATTTTGTTTTGTAAGGTTAACAACATATTGTTTAAATTTATCGTTATTGAATATATCATTTAATTGTTGTTGAGTTAAAGTTGTTCCTGGTGGTGTTTGAATTGTGATTTTAAATTCTCCAAAATCAACTTTACTATTGGTATTTAAATTTTGACTACTTGAACCTTTATTGTTTAAATTTTCCTTAATTGGGTTTGTTTTTTTTCCTACAACATCTGATAGACCTAATACTTGTACATCCTTGTTATCTTCTTTTATTTTTGTTTCAGTTTTTTTTGATTCACTTAGTGGAGACCCTGTTGCGGTTAAAATCTCAGAAGCAAACTTTTTAAATTCTTTTTCAATACCACTGCTACCTGTTACTTTTTTATTTGCATCAGAAAGAATATTTTTAAACGCTTCAATTCCTTTTTCACCTAAACTATTTGCATCATTTACTATAGTACTTTGGAGGGTTTCTAATTGTTTTGTAAATTGAGCATCAGTTAGTTTACCTGCGTCTTTTGCAACAAATAATCCACTCATTTTATCTACCGCGACATTAATTTTTTCAGTTATTGCCGCACTTTCAGGAACATTTTTATCAACAGAATTTGTAAGGGCATTTGTTATTCTTTCCGCTCCAACAATATTACCTCGTATAACGGAGGCACCGGCAACACCATAAGTTCCTTTGGCGGCAGTTCCTTCAATTGCTGCCTGAATATTTTTTAATACATCCAACTGACTTATTTGAATTTCTTCTAAGGTCTTAGGTTTTTCATCTTGTTGTTTTCTTAAAGCTTTAAGTTCTTCATTTGTAATTTCACTTAACTTAATTTTATCAACTTCTCCCGTCTTATCATTTTTAAGTTGTACAATGTATTCTCCACCCTCTCCCATTGTTGCCATATTTGCCAACAATTCTTTATCTTCAGGTTTGTCAAAATTTAACGCTGGATTAATGAACGAAAGTCTTTTATCTAAATCTACAGCAGCTAAAGCACTTTTTGCTAAATTATCATAAGAAATTCCAGTTTCTGTTGCCATTTCCCTCAAAGTTAACATTCCTTGTGGGTTTATTTTAAATGATTTTGTTTTTTCATCAAATTGAACAAACTGTTTTGTTGCCTTAATTAAACTATCTTGTAATGCTCCTGGGTCATTGATTGCATCATTCATTAATGCAAATGGGTCACCTAATTGACCAACAGCAAGACCTAACCTTTGGAGTCCTGCCGCCATATTAATTGCCTGTTCAGGGTTCATTACTTTTTCTGCAAAACTAAAGGTCTCTGACATATCAAACCGTAACATTGACGCTTGTGCCGCCATTTTAGCCAACCCAACAACACCATCTGCAAAATTGTATTTATTCATGTTCTTCATGTTAGTATTAACATCGCCCATAACATCTTTCGCATTTAAACCAAGACTTTGAATATATTGAATAGAACCTTCTAAATTAACACCAATTTGAGAAGTTTCATACCCAACTTCCGCAAAATTATTAACTAAAGTCTCTGAACTAGTTCCTAATACACTAGATGCTGCAAATAATTTTTTAACTTGTTCTTCAGTCGCAATAACATTTCGTTTTGACCCTGCGGCAATATTTTGCATAGTTGTACCAACATCAGTTATTGAACCACCTAAACGAATAACTCCTGCAGCAGATTTTGAAACGGCATCGGCCATTTCATCCATTCTGGTTCTACCTTCTAAAAATGCGTGATTAAGCGTATTAGCCTCATTATACATGCTGCCTATAGCGTCAATAATTTTGTCAATTGGAGACTTTAAACTTTCAATACTGTTTTTAAGGTCATCTACAGAACCTTTGCCATCTCCTGCTGCCATCTATTTTTTTTGTTATATTTTTTTTTAGTTTACGTGTGAACTGACAAACCAACAAAGATTGGTTTACTTCTTAAATATAAATAGATTAAAAATTTTTTTTTAAGTTTTTTGGTTATCTTCTATCCACTTATCTAGTAAGTATTTTCTTACAAACAAGGGCATTCTTTCAAAATCTTGATAAGAAATCTTCATTAGTGTTGTTAAATAATAAAATTCGTCGATTTGAACTTTTCTATAATCAGAAGAAAGGGAGAAAAAAGTCAACCCCAAAACCAACATTCACTGTTAGCTTTTCTCCTGACGGGGCTATAATTGTTTTAGTCATATCTAATCTTGGTTCATTTTCATTCATAAATTTTCTTATGAACTTTGAGTCTGAAATTGGCATCGACTCAACAAACTTTGCAATTGATGCTTTATCGGTTGACCCGTCAACTTCAATAATTTCTTTTTGCATTCTCCAAGTTACCTTTGGAACAACCCTACCTTGAGGATATGTTTCTGCTAATTTACCAATCTCAATAATTTCACCGTAACTTAATGGTTTAAGTTTAATTGTAGATTGTGATTTTGGTAAAAGAGTTGTAAATGAACCATCCTCATTTGGTTGTTGACCATTAATAATATTTAATTGGTCTAATAATACGTTTGATTTAAATGGTTTTTTAGTTACAGGGTCAGTAACATTTAATGTTATTTCAGGTCCAAATCCTGTATTTCTTAAAAATATTAGGATTGCTTCAACATCACCTTCAAGTAATTCCTCAACTTTAATATCAGGTTCGTAAATTTTTGCTCGTAATAAAGTCATCGTTAAATCATTTGCACCACCCATTAAAATATTTTCATCTGAGGCGGTAAGATAACCAACTTTAATTGATTTTTTTTTATTTTTATAAAAAATTCCTTGTGAAGGTAATTGTACCACATCATGTGGTAATGTGAAGTTTTCTTGACCGTAGTCCATTGATTGAGTATCCATATAAAAAATTAACCGTAAAGTTTATTGTCTTTACGGTTAAATATAATTAGATTTTTTTAATTATAAACATAATTCTTATTTAATTATGATTTATAGTAAATGAATAGAAGTATTGTATTATTAATAAACCAACACACATCTATCCATTCTTAAAGAAGCTGTAATTTCGGCTAAAGCATCTTGACTATAAGATAAGGCTCCAAAATTTACATCAGTTAAGAATGTCCCGTAAAGAATCCATTTTTCAACAACAACTCCTGTTGGGTCCAACATTTCAAGGTCAATGTCTTTTTTGTATCCCGCAGCATAACCCATACGACCTGTCACGGATTCAGCGTGTAAACGAACCCACTCCATAAGTGCTTGAGCGGCTGATGGACCAATAGGGTCACGAAACTTAACACTAATTGGGTCCCAATTAAATCTACCCGCAACAAATGTTGATGTGTTTAAGAATTGTATTTCAGTTGCTCCAATTTTAATTGATGGTCTTGAAGCACTTTCAACAAACCATTCGTTAATACCTAAACTTGATGGAAACCTTAAAATAAAACGATTTTGTCGTTTTGGTTCATAAGGTATCGGCATTTTCATTAATAAATCAGCCATGTTATTTTATTTTTTTTGTTTTAGTTGTTTATATTCTATATGTATAAATATATCCTTGTTAAAATTTTTTTCTATTTACTTTTATTTTATCAAAATTATAATCTAGTTATATTTATTTTTAATGCCACTAGCAGTAGAATAAGTCTTAATTATGTTATTTGGTTTATTTATAAAATGTTTATTCATTACTTCTACATTTTTAATGTCGTCATCTGAAAATCCAATAGTTGGTTGCTCTGGTATAAAGTTATTTGATATATCGTTTTTAATAAACGCTCTTTTATTTAACTTATTAGCCATTTTTCTAATGTAGGAAACAAATTTTTCCATATCACGAACTTTAGCCTCTTCAGGATTAACCGCACCTGACTCATCACCAAAAGACACTGGATAGTACTTATTTAGGTTCAAATACGACTTAATTAATTCATCATCACTTATATCATTTTCACCGACAAACGTCCTGTATTTTTTAAGGTTTTTAACTAGTTGATTTTTATCAATCCCATTAAATCCGTTGATAATATAATTATAAACAGCTTGTTTTAAAATATTTGGGTTATGACCTCTTGCAGTAATTATTGAAAAAATTGAACCATTATTAATTGCCTCTTTAAAATCATCGAAAGCTGGTCCAACATTTGCCATCATAGCGTCAACTAAAAAATCTTTATCACCTTCGGTTCGAAAATTTTTAAATGGATTTTTACCAAACCCAACAATAATTTCTCCATTATATTTAAAATTTTTTTTCCCAATTTTCTCCCTATGTTTTGCAAAATCATTAGTACTCATACCAATTTCGTCTCCGTCTTCAGTTTTTACTATTATTTTGGTTGGCATGTGGACAATATTGTCATCCCAATCAAACGCGTAATATTTCATGTCTGGAGTTCCTTCTTCTTTAAATCCTTCTCTAAGTTGTCCTTTCATAATTAGATAATACGGGGCAGTTATATACCCCGTTAATTTTGTTAAATATTTTCAAATGAAGCCCCTGTTGGTGTAATTAAGAATTCAATATCTATAAATTCTAACGCCCTTGTAGGTTTTAAATAAATTTTACCTGTTAATGTGTTTCTGTCTAAATCTTCAGGTGAAGATGAAACTGTTACACGGAAATCATATAAACCTCTATCTCTTCTAATTGAATCCAAAATAGGATTAACACTATCCAAGAATTGTTGTCTAACAACTTGGTCGTTTTGTTCAAATAATAATCTTACAGCTACTGCGGAAATTAACTTACGAGC